TATGATATTTCAGACTAATACAGTAGTAACTCAAAGCGGTGATAATGCTAAGAAAGTTATTTTCTTAATAAACTCTGGAAAGATTAAGGGAAGTGATGTTTTATATAGTAATTTAATACAGATATACTTTCAGTCTATGATTATTAATAAAACTAATCTTGAGAATCTTGCAGTTATGTTTGAGATGCTAATAGCAACACAAGCTAAAGTTAAAGGTGATGCTAATACTGATTTCAGAATTGGTATTAATAAAGATTCTTCGCTTACTGAACGTGATTATGAGTTAATTAACTTAACTAAGCTTCCAGCATTAACTAGTGTATTTGGCGGATTAATGTCAGAGGATATAAATGAAGCAGTAATCTCAGGTATCTTGAAAACTAAAAATGGAGAAGCTGATGTTAAATCTTCATTGGAAGACATCATAAAGTATTAATCCATAGTGTATATTACAACAACATTAAATTATGTATTTATAGAGAAATACTAATAAAATAAATAAAGTAAAGAAAGGAAGTGCGAAAAATGGCTACATCAACTTCTAATACTTTGAGTGCAGTTTATAATCACCCAAGTATAATTAGTAATATTAGTAATGATGATACTATTTTTACCTCATCAGCAGGAAATAGACCATTCTTTGTACCTATTATATCTGAACGTGGAGAAGATAATAAGATTAAGTTAATTTCTGACGTAGATGAATTATTATTTAAATATGGTAATCCTAACATCAGTAAATATGGTCAGGAAATGTATAATATTATTAATATTCTTAATAATGGCGAATCTTGTTATGTATTGAGAGTTACACCAGATAATGCAGGATACTCTCATGCATTTTTAAATATTCAGACAAAGATACAGGGAGAAAAGAAAGTTAAGGCATTGAACGGAGATATCGTTACATTGTCTAATGTTTATATTAGACCTACAGTAACATATTCTAAGGCTAATAACACTTCTTATAGTTTGTTAGAGTATGAAATGACTAACGGTTCTAAGACATCAGTTGATGGATATAGAAATAATCTCCTTATGGTAGTTGTACCAAAGGGTAGAGGTTCTTATTATGATAAGTATGGATTCAGAATGTATCTGAATAAGTCTTATGACAATACTTATGATTTCAGAGTTTATAACTTTGAAGTAATTGAGTTTGATGATTATGGTAATGCTTCTATCATTGATGGACCTTTCTATGTATCATTAGACTCATCTGCTGTTTCTGCTTCTGCTGAATCAATGTTTATTGAAGATGTAGTTAACAAGTATTCTGACTATCTTGAAGTTCACTTCAATACAGATGCTTATGATTATGTAACTAACCTTATTAATCCAGATGCTACACCATCTCATATTGATATTATTTCAGGTCAGAGCCGTTATACAGACCTTTCTGATAGTCAGGTAGAAACATTCTTCTGTAAAGAAACTCAGAAAGAAGAAGATATTCATATTTATATTCAGAAGTATACATCTGATGGTGAAGTTCTTACAGACGGTGGTGAACCAGTAACTAACTTCATTGATAGTTCTGATACTATTGAAGCTTCAGTTATTTCTGTAGATAATACAATCAGAAATGATGAATATTCTACGAATGTTACAATATTAGATAACATGAAGCAGGCTATTACCGATATCTATAATAACCTTTATGATTCTAATATCACAAAGGCTGGTACTATTGTTGATAACGGAACTTCTGTATCATTTACAGATACTTCTCCTATTGTTGTAAAGAAGAAAGAAGCTGCGGAAGTATGGGATACTCTTAAGGCTGAAATTACAGCTTTCTTAGGAAATTACAATGAAACAGATTATGCAACAGCATTTGCTACTTGCACTTTATTAAAGAATAAGGTACAGTTAGTAGAAGATGACCTTAACTATCTTTTAGCTTATGGTAAGTTAATTCAGAATGATAGTTTAGCATTGTCTATCTACAATGACATATATCAGATTCAGAGTAAAATGGATACTAAAGAAATCGTTGAGATTAAGCTTATATCTTATAAAGATTCTATCAATACGAATATTAGTTCTCTTGTAGTTAATAAGGCTTTACAGTCTGTTGATGATGAAACTCATGAGTTAAAGGTAATTCTTTCTGATAGTTATGATATGATTGATTACTTTAAGAGTATCGTTTCCGATTATAAGACAGATGAAAACTATAATAAAGCAGTTTCATTATATAATGAAGCAACCGAATATGTAGAAATTATTGAAAGTGATTTTACACCAGACAGTGTAAAGGATGATACTTTAGTTTCTTTGTATAATTCTACAGAAAATATGTTAGCTGAAATGCTTAAGATTTGCAATAAGCTGATACTCATTCAGGAACAGGATAATGGAGTTTATCTTTTTGGTGATTCTGTTTCAGGTACAGCTTCAGCACTTGACAGTGTAATCAATAGTTTGGCTACTCTTATTAATGGAGCTATTTCTACTTATAATACTAAGAAAGAAAATTCTACATTGAAGAAAGAGATGATTACTCAGGCTAAAGAAGTTGCAATGACACAGCAGGAAAAGACAGAAGCTTCTAAGAATAACATCTATACTACTCAGTTACAGAACTTCAATTATCCAATTCAGTTCGGTTATGGCAGTGATGGTGACTTAGATGAATCTAACTCTGCTCTTAAGACTAAGACAACTGAAACATTATTGATTAAGGCTTATAAGGGATTAATCGATTCAGATATTACTTCTAAGCAGATTATTCCAGCAAGATTCATTATTGATGCTAATAGAAGCGAGAATGTAAAGAACGCTATGCACATCTTAGTAACAGAAATCAGAGATGATATCTGCTACTATTGTGACTTAGGTATTACAGCTTCTCCAGAAGATGCTTTATCTAAGAGAAATACCATAGCTTCATTTTCAAGCAACAGAATCTTCATTTATGCACAGGATTTCACAATCTATGATGAATGGACTGGAAAGGATATTAAGGTTACAACACCTTACTTCTTATCAAGTATGATTCCTAGTTGCTCATCAAAGTATGGTCTTCATATGCCTATTGCAGGTAATAAGAGAGGTCTTATTGATGGATTTAAGAGTATTAGCTGGTCTCCAAATGAAACATATAAGGAACTTCTTTACAATAAGAAAGTTAACTATGTTGAAAGTGATACTAGAAGAACTAGATTTGGTTCTCAGTTAACTAGTGAACTTAGAAATACTCCATTGTCAAATATTAATAATGTAATTACTGTTATTGATATTCAGAATGACCTTGAAGTACTTGTTGAAGATTATCAGTTCGAATTCTTTGATAATGAAACTATTAACTCTATGAGTTCTACAATCAATGACTATCTTGCTACTTATGTATCATCAAAGGCTTGTGAAAGAGCTACGGCTTCTGTATATGCTTCAGACTACGATAAGCTTCAGAAGATTATTAGAGTTAGTGTTGAGATTAAGTTCTATGACATCATCGAAAGAATTCTTATCTCTCTTGATGTAGTAAAACAGTAATATATAAAAGGACTATATTTATAGTAATATAGTCCTTACTTCTATGTAAAATTAAGAAAGGTGGTAAAGAAATATGATATTACCAAGTCAAAAGATTAGAGTATATGATAGTACTCTTGCAAATGATGGTTCATATTTTACAGGTGGATTGAATCTCCAGCAGTTAGAGTTTGACCCTTTGTTAACTGGTTACGGTTTTATCTTCTGGATTAAGTTACCGACATGGGTTACTAATAATTTCTCTGGATTTAAGAATATGACACAGAAGAATTTTAAGTCATTTGATGGAATTTCTGATATTGAGCTTCAGACACAGGCTTATCAGTACGGATTCTCTCAGAATGAATATAACGTTGCGGCAGGTATTCAGAAAGGTAATACTGAATTTACACTTAAGCATCAGGAATATTCAGGTTCTCCAATCAAGAACGCTTATCAGTATTGGGTAAGTGGAATCTTTGACCCTGAAACTGGTATTTCTCCTTATGGTGCAATTCACAATATCGATTATGCCGCAAAGAACCATACTGGTTCATTATTGTATATAGCAACAAGACCTGATGCTAACAACGTTAATATGAAGAATATTGAGTTTGCAGCTTTCTATACAAATGTATTCCCTACTAAAATGCCTTTACAGCACTTTAACATGGGTGAATCACATGACCTTGTTGAAATTGAGCAGACATTTAAAGGTACAATGCACATTGGTCCTTATGTTGATGCTTATGCGGCTGAATACTTACAGAACGCATATACATTCGTAACAGAACCTATGTTTGACCCTTCATTAGATGGAACTCAGTATGATGATAAGACTATCACTTACTTCCCTAAGACATTAGATGAAACAACATCTGGTGACGGCTTAGGTGATATTAGTACAACTATTGTTGCAACATCAAATACAACAGCTTAAATTAAATACCCTAACGACTATAAAATGTCGTTAGGGTTATTATAATCAAAATTAGAAGTCATCGTCTCCACTTAAGTCGGTATCTCCATCTGATACGTCATCTGAACCTCCACTAGCTTGTTTCTCTAATTCTTCTTCAAGTGTATCTCTCTCAACTTCCTTAAATATATCATTAACCTCTTCCCAGTTAATATTCCTAATGAGTTTTTGAGTGTAACGCTTCTTAAATTCAGTTTTTTGTTTGTCTATTGATTCATCAGTAGAATTTTCAGGATACATTGTATTTACAACAAACTCTATCTGACTCTGATAGTTGCTTATAG